CTTCTTCGTCTTCTTTGGTTCGTTCTCGGATGGATTATGTCCTGTGTGGATTACGTTGTCCGTAATTCCACGCAGGTTATGATCCTTCTTCTTCTCTCCTATGCTTTCTACCGCCTTTTCCGATGGATGTTCGTCTGGGAGATCGCCATGCACCCTGCTGCCAAAGCCACATTCAAGCAGATGGTGAAGAAGTTCCAGCAGGAGTCCATGTTCTGCGAGCCCTGTGAGACCACTGTTATTGAAGTTCGGGGTGATGATGACTTAGCGCCTGACGGAGCGAGTAAAGACATCAAATGTGTCCGCGCTAGTCGTCGAGTCCCCTACGCTGTACGTGTCGCACATCTCGCCAAGGCTCAGGTTGGCTTACTTGCCAACACCAAGTCCAACGAATTGGTATACGCTCGCATCTGTCGCGAGGAAATGATTAAACATGCCGTTCGTCCATCCCACATTGCACACATGGTGCCACTTGCTGTGGCAGCATGTTTTATACCCCTGGACTCTGACTACCTTGCAGCTTCCATCCGACAATCCAAACAGATGAAGAAGAGGGTGGGCCTTCTTGGCCCACTCTTTTCAAATAAATAGGGGGGCCTACTCCGCATCAACGGGTTCACCACACCAACTTGGCGTGGTGCGCCGGAGGGGATGTTGGTGCGAAGAGGACCCCCCCTCGCGAAACCCCGGAAAATGTACCGTTTTTCCGGGATGGGCACACATATACGGTACGGAGTGCATGATCACTCCTTGGGCAATGTTCGGCGGGGTCTTGTAGAGAGAGTCTACATGGTGGAGAAACAGGGCAACTTACATGCCACTCCCAAGCCCACCCCCGGAGCGTTCAACCAGCTGTCCCGGTTTTACCACGCCTTGTCACCATTTCTAGCCAAGACCACCCGCTTGACACCCAAGGAATTCCTTGGGTTTTATACGGGTCGCAAGCTAGAGAGGTATGAGCGCGCGGTAGAGTCGTTAGGAACCTATCCCATTCGGGAGAAGGACGCCTGGTTGACCACGTTCGTTAAGGCAGAAAAATTGAATATTTCTGCAAAACCCGACCCAGCTCCACGTGTCATACAGCCACGTGATCCTCGATATAATGTGGAGTTGGGGCGCTATCTGCGCCATAGCGAGGAGTACTTATTCAAGGCCATCGATAAACTCTTTGGGGGACGTACTATATTTAAGGGCATCAATGTGGACCAAGCTGGTGTTGAGATGAAATCCATCTGGGATTCATTCTCCGATCCTGTCGGGATCGGGATGGATGCCAGTCGCTTTGATCAACACATTAGTAAGGATGCCCTGGAATTTGAGCACAAAATGTGGATTAGTATGTTTCCTGAGAGTGAACGCGTACATCTGCGCAAGCTTCTTGGTTGGCAAATCAACAACCGAGGAATTGCTAGGTGTCCTGATGGGGAGATTAAGTACAAGGTGGAAGGTTGTCGCATGTCTGGTGACATGAATACATCTAGCGGGAATTGTTATATCATGTGCGCTACGGTTTACAACTATTGCAAATTCGTGCGTGGTATTAACAAATTTAGACTAGCTAATAATGGTGATGATTGCATGGTGTTCCTGGAACGAAAGGACGCCGCTAAGTTTCGCGCTGGCTTGATTGAGTACTACACCACACTTGGGTTCACAATGAAGGTTGAACCTACTGTGGATGTGCTTGAGAGAGTCGAGTTTTGTCAGACTAGGCCTATTTGCATCAATGGACAGTACCGATGGTGAGGAATCTTCACCAATCCTTGTCCAAAGATTTACATAGTCTTAATGACTTAGCCAGTGACAAAGCACGCGACGCTTGGTTGGACGCTGTTGGGAAGGGGGGACGCATTCTTAACGATGGAGTGCCTGTTATGGGCAAATTCTTCAAATGCATCCCTGATACCAACACCAAGTTGTCATCCAGATCCAATCTCTACACTGCTATCAACGATGAGAAATGCTACAAGTTCAACCGAACTGCTACATTTCTTGACTTGGCACCGGACGCCTATAGCAGGTATAGTTTTTGGCTCGCTTTTGGTCTAACCCCTGATGAACAAATTGCCCTGGAATCTGAATTCCGCCCTCTAAAGGTGGATCATATCCTTACGGACATAGAGGAGGATGTAAGTCCTCTTCTATGGTCTGGGGCATGAACTGACCATTCACGACAACCATGGATGCTACGCCACAAGAACCCGAGCCACTACGACGACCTCGACCTGAGAGGCGATCACGTGAGAGAACTGAGGGAGGCTCTTATAAAGACGTTGCTACCAAAGCTGTTTACCAAGAAGGCGACTTGAAGAAGGAGATGGGAC